CGGCGAAGGATCTGGTTTGGGGTTACCTCAAGCACTACACCCAGGGCATCCCCGGGGTGAAATACATGGAAGGGGAACTGAGCGTCACGCTGCCCAACCAGGGGCAGATCCGGCTTTATGGCGGCGCTTTGGCTTACGAGCGCATGCGTGGAATTTACCTCGACGGAGCCGTTCTCGATGAATACCCGCTTCTCCATCCAAGCGCTTTCACGTCTGTCGTTCGTCCTTGCCTGGCTGACTATAGGGGTTTCGCTATTGTTTCTGGGACTGCTGCTGGCGAAGACCATTTTCATGCCTTGAAATTGAAGGCTGACGACGATCCTGGCTGGGACGTGTTCGACATTCCGGTGACCGCGACGGGGACGAGCGCGCTTGCGCCGGAGGAGGTTGAGGAGATGCGTTCGGACATGAGCCCGGACGAGTTTGCGCGCGAGATGTTGTGTTCATTCCAGGCGCCGGTCGAGGGGGCGTATTATCAGGAGGCGCTTAATGCGCTGCAGACGCAGGGGCGTGTTTGCCGAGTGACGGTCGATCTTAACACCGCGGTGATCACGTCTTGGGATCTCGGCATCCGGCATTTGCAGGTGATTTGGCTGTTCCAGGTATGCGGGCGCGAGCTGCATTGGCTCGACTATATCGAGGGGACGGGCAAGAGCCTTTCTCACTATGTCGAGCTGTTGGCGTTGAAGGCCAAAGTCGGGGGTTTTTCCTACCGCGCCCATCTCCTGCCGCATGACGTCGAGGTCAAGGAGCTCGCGACGGGCTATAGCCGCAAGCATGAGCTCTCTGGGCTGTTGACCGAGCCGGTGATCACCGTTCCGAACCATTCGACCGAGGACGGGATCACGGCGACGCGAGGTTGTTTGGGCGTTTCCTGGTTCGACGCCGACGGCTGCCGCAAGGGGCTGGCGCGGTTGCGCTCTTATCGCAAGGGCAAGCACGGGCAGGCGATTGCCGACGAGTCGGAGGATGCGGCGGATGCGTTTCGGACGGGATGCGTGGGCTTGCCGATGATTTCGGGCGGGTTTATGTCTAAGAGCGGCGCGGGCGGTCGTTTGCGTCGCCGGTTGCGGGGCTTGATATGACGGTTGCCGAGCTGATCGACGAATTGAGCAAGGTCGATCCGTCGCTGGACGTTCTCGCCTGGGACGGCGACTACCAGCATGTCCTTCCGCTCGTCAAGGTTCACGTCGAGGCCGACGCGGTCTGGCTGGAGACGAAGGCGTGAACCGGCTGCGCGACTGGATTTGCCATCGCATGGGCTGGGAGACTTACGACGAGGCTCATGCGCGCATCGCCGCCGAGATCGAGCGCGATTATCCTCGTCCCAATTTCAAGGAGCTTGATCGCAGGCGCGCGCGCGAGCGCGAGGCGAAGGCGCGTCGGCTTGATCACGACGGCGAGTATCAGCGCGGGATGGAAGGGTTTCAATGAGCGAGGGAGCCGAGGAAATGCCAAAGGGCGCAGAGAGAGTGACTGCATCGCTCGATCTTTTGACTGACGAGCCGCTCGAGTTGGCGGTTGCGCTGGAGAAATTAGCCAGGATCAAGGCCGCCGGCGGCTCGCGGCGCGACGAGTGGCAGGCGTTCGTCGACCATCTCGACGGGCTGGCCGAGGCGTTGCAGGAACTTAACGAGCCGTCGCAAAAGCGTGCTAAGGACGAAGCGTCTGAAGAAACTTCCGAAAAACTTGAGGAGTGAGACGCATGCCCCAACTTTATGTAATTCTGCCTGTCGGCGGTTCCGACGGCTCCATCGACAACACGCTCCCTGGCGGGCGTCCGCCTCATGTTGGCGGCGGGCCGCCGATTTTCCATCCCGGACATCCAGAGCATGGACTGCCGAGCTCGCCTGGGCATCCGTCGACTGGGCCGGTTTATCCGCCCGGGCATCCGAGCGCCGGCCTGCCCATTCCTCCGGGTCATCCCGGCAATTGGGTTCCTGGCTCCGGCCAGTATCCGACTGGCGGCCCGGTGATTCCGCCGCTTGGCGGGCCGGCTCATCCATGGGTTCCGCCGGCGGGAGTCGAGCTTCCCGAGCCTCCGGCTGAGATTGCCGACAATGTGGTGATCGCGATCTGGAACCCGACGACCAACACCTGGGCGGTGGCGTCAGCTCCGGCGGCGACGCCCAAGTGACATGAGCGAGCGGAAACCCCCGTCGAAGTTGTTTTTGTCTCAGGCGGGGGTGGACGTTCTTGCGGATCGCGAGGGCTGCGAGCTCACCGCTTATCTCGACAGCGTCGGCGTCTTGACCATTGGCATTGGCCACACCAGCGCAGCTGGGCCGCCGAAAGTTTATGAGGGCATGACGATCACCGAGGAGCAAGCGCACAAAATTTTTCGCTCCGACAACACGCGCTTCCGCAAGGAGGCGTTGCCGCTGATCAAGGTTCCCTGTTTCCAGCACGAATGGGACGCGCTATGTTCGTTCCTGTTCAATATCGGCACGACGCAGTTCGCTGGTTCGACCGTGCTTAAGCGGCTGAACGCCAAGGATTACGTCGGCGTCCCAGAGGCGCTTTTGTGGTGGAACAAGCCGCCGGAGATCATTCCGCGCCGCAAGGGCGAGGCGCACGATTTCGCTGAAGGTCAGCCCTATATTGCGAGGATTTCTTAAATGCCGATGGAGCGGATTTTCGCCTCGTTCAAGAGCGACCGCGGCGGCGGCAATTCGGGCAGCTACGATCCCGACGATCCGGACAGCTACAACAGCTTCATCCAGGCGATGATCAACGATTCGCGCGACTACGAGGGCTCGACGCTCGCTGGCGTGCGCGACGAGGCGCAGAATTATTATTATGGTTATCTGCCCGGGTTGAGCGGGGCCGCGCCCACTTCGAACAACGCGCTCGTCCAGGTTCAGCCGAACACGCCTTACAACGAGATCACCGGCGACAACAAGGAAGCGGTCAACCGCTCGACTTATGTGTCGACCGACGTGCGTGACGCCATTATGCTGATGCTGCCGGGTCTGATCCGGCTATTTGGGGCGTCGGAGGCTCCTGTTTATTTGGTGCCGCGCAGTCAGGACGAGGTCGATCTCGCCCAGCAGGCGACTGACTATGTGAATTACACTTTCTGGTGCGACAACCCCGGATTTCTGATCCTCTACGGCGCGCTGAAAGACGCTTTGACCGTAAAAACGGGATACGTGAAATGGTGGTGCGACGATCAAAAGGAGACGGTTCGGAAGAAGTTCACCAACATCAGCGCGGACCAGATCCAGCGTCTGATGATGGAGAACCCGACGGCCAAGATCGTAAAGCTTGGGAAGCCGATCAAGAGCGGTATGCCCTCGCCCTCTTCGCCGCCTGGAACGCCTGGTTTGCCTCCGCCGAGCGCCTCCCCTCCACCTGGCGCAGCCGGGAACGTCTCGCTATTCCCGCCCCAGCGGGCTGGGTTTCCTGGCGGAGCGGCGCCGGGCCCCACCCCGATGGGTGGTGGTGGTATTATGCAGCTGCTCCAGCAGCCCTCTTCGCCGCCTGCTCCCCCTCCCCTTTACGATGAAGTGATCGTCCAGTTTGAGCTCGACAAGCCGTTGATTCGCGTCGCCGGCGTGCCGCCGGAGGAGATGCGGCTCGACCGTTATGCGCGCACGTTCAAGGAGTCGCGCATCGTTGGCCATGAGCGCGTCGTTCCGGTCGACCAGATGATTGCGATGGGCTACTCGCGCGAGCAGTGCCTCGACCATGTTCAGAGTCAGGAGACCAACGAGTTCACCCAAGAGGCGCAGTTGCGCAATCCTGGGCGCACGATGTCGACGCGCGTGGGCGATGGGGTGCTCTACGGAGAGTGGTACATCAAGGCCGACCGGGACGGCGATGGCCAGCCCGAGCTGCGCTACATTTGCACGATGGGCGAGGATCATGAGATCGTATCCGACGAAGAGGCGAACCGGGTAAAATTTGCGTTGTTCTCCTGCGATCCGATCAGCCACACCATCGTTGGCGATTCGGTTGCCGACTACACCTATGACGTCCAGAAAATTAAGACCAACATCATGCGCGGCGTACTCGACTCTCTCGCCGAGAGCATCAACGCCAAGACGGTGATCAACGAGCTTTTGGTCAATCTCGATGACGCGCTCAATGATGATCTGGGCGCGGTGATCCGGACCCGCGGCGATCCGGCGTCGACGGTGATGTTCGCTCAGACGCCGTTCGTCGGCCAGCAAGCGATGCCGGTGCTCGATCTCTTGAACGACATGCTTTCGCGGAGGACGGGGCTTACCGATGCGGCGAAGGGTTTGGATCCCAAGGCATTACAGAGTTCGACCCAGATTGGCGTTGAAGCTGTTGTTAACGGCGCGCAGGAACGGGTTGAATTGGTGGCTCGCGTCCTATGCGAGACGGGCTTTAAGGATTTATTCACTGGCCTCTACAACGAAATCTGCGAAAACCCTAATCCGCCCCGCACGCTCCGCATTCGGGGAAGTTTTGTTCCATACGATACGTCGACGTTCGATGCGTCGATGGCGGTCGAAGTCAACGCTAATCTAGGCAAGGGCTCCGACATGGTGCGCATGGTCGCGCTGTCGGGGATCAAGCAGGATCAGCAGGCTTTGATCGCGCAGATGGGGATCAATAACCCGATCTGCGGCATTCCGGAGCTTCTGAACACCGAGACGGATCTCTTGGCCATCGCCAACGTGAAGGACGTCGGCAGGTACTTCAAGACGCCGGATCCGCAGCAGTTGCAGCAGTTGTTGAGCGCGCCGAAGGCTCCGGACGCGCAGATGATGGCGGCGCAGGCGATGATCGAGAAGGTGCGCATGGACGGCGCGAAGGCTGTCGGGCAGCAGCATCTCGACACTCAGCGGATGCAGACCGAGAACGAGTTCAAGCATCAGCAGTTGCACGCCAAGACCCAGATCGATTTGCAGAAGCTCGATCTGCAGGGGCGGCAGGCCGGCGTCGACCATCACATGCAGTTGGCGCAGCTGGCCTCGAAGCTGATGGCGGACCAGCAGGCGAGCGAGCAGCAGGATCAGAAGTCGCAGATGGACATGGCTGGCCAGCAAGCGAAGATCGATCAGCAGGGCGCGGATAATTTGGCGGCGTCGCATCAAGCGGTTCTGCAGGCCGCGGCGCAGGCGGCGGCGCATCAGCAGAACATGGCCAAGATCCAGAGCGATCACACGCAAGCGATGACCGACATGGCGTCGCGGCATCATCAAGCGATGAGCGGCATCGCGGCGGACGCGCAGAACACCAACAAGAAGATCCTGTCGGACGCCGTTCTCGACGCCGCTGGGCATCAGCATGATTCGGAGCAGGCGCGGCTCGACCGCGAGCATCAGGCGACGACGACCGCGGCGACCTTGGGGACGCAGCAGCAGATCGCCAAGACCAAGGCTACCGCCAAGCCTAAGAGGCCGAAGAAATGACCGAACCGACTCCGATCCGGCCCAGTGACGACATCGAGCGTAAGCAGAGGGCGGACGACGCGCTCGAGCTGCTCGAGAACAGGATCTTTACCCGGGCGGTATTGACGCTGCGCCAGGAGTGGTTCCAGGAGCTGATGGGCGCTCCTTCGACTGATCGCAGGTTTGAACTGGTTGCGATGTTGAAAGCGCTCGAGGCGATTCCGAACCGGCTGCAGATTTATGTTAACGACCAGAAGATGCATGAGGCGCGCAGGAAATGAGTGAAGAGCTCGACAAGGCGGCGGAAGCCTTTCTGCCGGAGGTTGAGCCGCCGGCGCGTCCGCGCGACCAGGCTGGCAAGTTCATTGAGACGACGGCGAAGCCGGAACAGATGTTCGCGGATCGCGAGACGGAAGGCGTGGGCGACGCCGGCGACGATCCGCGGTTGCGGGAGAGAGAGAGGGAGGCGAAGCGTGGCTCTAACAAGAGGAACTTGCGGGCCGACACCGAGAGTCCAAGCCGGATTGGGGATAGGGAGTTGGAACCCGCCGATGCGGGTGAGGCCGGAGAACTTGACGCCGACGAGCTCGCCGCCGCCGAGGGGCGGGAAATCGCAGAGCAGCAAGAGCCCGATGACGACGGCGAAAAATACGAAGTCATCGTCGATGGGCAGCCGCAGCAAGTAAGCCTGGCCGAGGCGTTGAACGGCTATATTCGCCAGGAGACGTTTCACAAGCGGTTGACGGAATTGAACAACGTCCGCGCTGGGCTCGAGGAGGACTCGCGCCGCCAGCAAGCGAACTGGGCGTTGATGATGAAGGTGAAGGAGGAATACGAGAACGACGTTAAGACCATGTTGCCGCCGGAGCCCGACTGGGACCGCGAGTTCGCGATCAACCCGGTGGCGGCGCACCAGAACCAGAAGGTGTATCAGGCGCTCTACGCCAAGTTGAACCAGTCGATTAAGGAGCGCGGTCAGATCGAGGCGATCCGCGCCGAGGAGGCGGATCGACAACTCAAAAAATATGCGGTAGATGGTTTCTCGCGCTTCGTATTCGAGAGCAAGATCCCGGACGAAGCGACGCTAAAGAAAGAGATCCAGTCGATGCGCAAGACGGCGCTCGCGGCTGGGTTTAGCGAGCAGGAAGTCGCCACGGTCTATGACCCCAGGATGCTTTCTATCCTGCGCAAGGCGAGCAAGTACGACCGGATGATGGCGGCGGCCAAACCACAGGCTGTCGTTCCGGGCAAAGGTCGAACATTAACTCCCGGCAGCGCTACACCCTTAGGGAATGCGCCTCGGAAAGGGCTCGACGAAGCAAGTCGCCGGTTGGCGAACAGCGGGCGTCTCGACGACGCGGCTGAAGTGTTTCGACGTATGCTCTAACCCGGGGAACCCCCATGCCCGTCATTACGAATGCCTTTACCACCTATGGTGCGACAGGCAACAGAGAAGATCTGTCAAATACAATCTACAACATAGATCCGTTCGATACGCCGGTGATGAGCGCGATCCGCCGTCGCAGCGTGAAGAACCGATATTTCGACTGGCAGACAGAAAGCCTGCCGAGCGTGAACCTTTCCAACGCGCAGCTCGAAGGCTTCCTCAACGCGCCCGACGCTTCGACGCCGACGGTTCGGCCCACCAACGCGACGCAGATCTCCAAGCGCGACGCGACGGTCAGCGGATCGCAGGAGGAGTCGGACGCCGCAGGCAAAGGGAGCGAAATGGCGCACCAGATGGCGCTCATCAGCAAGGTGCTGAAGAGCGACATGGAATCGATCATGTGCTCGCGCCAGGCGCGGTCGGCGGACAACAGCGGCAACTTCACCACTACGGCGCGTCTTACCGAATCGATCCCGCACTGGCTTGGCCGTTGGCCGGACAGGCTGGGCGTCACCGGGCTCACCAAGACTTCGTCCGCTGTCGGCGGCTGCGTCGTTGGCGTGTTCGGCGTTGTCGGCACGTCCGGTCTGCCTTCTGGTCAGACGACGACCATGACCGCGCCGGCGGCTCCCGTGTCTCTCACCGAGACGATCTTCAACGATGGGATGCAGCTCGCCTACACCAACGGCGCGACGCCGACGCTGTGGATCCTGCCGCCGGGGTGCAAGCGCACCGCGAGCTCGTTCACCGGCAGAAGCACAACCCAGGTGCTTGTCGGCAAGACCGAGGTCGTCAACACCGTCGACGTGTTTGCGACCGATTTCGGCAGGGTCAAGGTGATCCCGTCCCGTTGGCTGCCGGCGGACATTGGGCTGATCATGGACGTCGACTACTGGGCGGTCGCGTTCTTCCGCTCGTTCAAGCAGTACATGATGTCCCGCACCGGCGACGCCGAGAATCGCATGCTCGTTGTTGAGTGGGGCATCGAAGCGCGCAATCCGCTCGCCAGCGTGCTGATGAACGGCATCAAGCCCTAAGCCAAGGGGCCGCCAAAGGGAGCGGAGTATGGAAAAAAGATCCCCCTACTCCGCTCGAGCCGGGGTGGAGCGCACCATCGTCACCGATGATGCGGCCCCCGGCGTGTTTCACGTGAAACACTCCCAGGACGTCGAGCCGGTCCTCGATTCGGTCGCGCGTGACCGCGAGATCATGGCCAATAACGGGGTCAACAAGCTGACCCACCGTATCCCCACGGTCATCTACGAAGAACTGCAGCGCCAGGGCATCGCTGACGATCCTGATCTCTTCCGGATCTGGCTCAACTCGAGCGACGCCAATCCTTGGCGCGTCTGGAAAGGGCGAGTGTGATGGCGAAGAGCATGGGCGGGATCAAAAAGACCGGATCGTTCCACGGCAAGAGCAACGCGTTGGGCCACGGCGGGCGCGCGGCGCAGTTGAAAGCGCAGGGCGTTCCTGGCGGCGTCATCGGCGAGCTCGCGCGTAAGGCGCAGGCCGCGCCAGGCCAGAAGAACTATCACGGCAAGCGCGGCAAATGAGATGGGCGTTACTGAGGAGGCTGGCAAGGTAGGGGCGGCGGCGGTCGGCGCGATGTCGAGCCAGCCGCTCGCCATTGCGCTTTTGATTATCAACATCGGTTTTCTCGGATTCGCCGGCTACGTCCTGGGGGAGGTTGCGGCCAACGCCAGCGAGCGTAACAAGGGGCAGATGGAGCTGATCGCCAAGCTGGTTGGCGATATTCGTGATTGTCGCGGCGGCGCACGCCCTACGGGTATAACCTACACGCCGTTTGGGGACTTTAGATGACGGCTAACCCGGTATGGGTTGCCGGATTTGGTCCCATCGTCGGGGCGTCCCCGGTATGGATCGCCGGCTGGGGCAAGGCTGTTACGGGCGCGACAGAAATTCAAATCACTGGCTGGGGTCAGGCTGTCGCCGGCGCGTCGCCGGTGTGGATCGCTGGCTATGGCGGTCCGGCGGCTCCAGCTGGCGCTTCCCCGGTTTGGGTCAGCGGGTATGGCTATGCCGCGGGTGGCGGCGGAGGCGGCGTTGTAACCTCGTCGACGTGGAGCTCGAGCGACGCCGCCGCCAATGCGATGGCGCTTTCCAATGGCGGGCTGACGGTTGCTTCGACAACTAGTAGTGTCTATCAGTCAATTCGTGGTACAATTAGTCGTACCAGCGGGAAGTATTATGTAGAGTTTAAGTCGATTAGCGGGGGTGGCGGATCATCTCCTAATGACTTCGCCTTTGGGATAGCGGATAGCAGTTTCGTTCCCACCTCATATCTTGGCAGCACCCCAAACTCGGCGGGTACTTTTGCTGTCAGTGGAAATAGTGCCGAGTCAGCAGGGTTTACACAGAACTATACGATTGCCGCTGGCGCTAATATCGCCAATACGGTTTGGGCGATAGCTGTTGACTTGACCGCTGGGAAGATTTGGATAGCGCAAAATAATGTTTGGTTTGGCGGCGGCAATCCGGTTACTGGCGGTAATCCGGTCTTGTCTATCGCTGCGCCTGCTTTAGGATTGGCCTATTTTC